TTTCTCTTTTACATTGGCAGCAAAAATTGTGGTCGTGTTTTATGTTTTCTTGCATCCATGTGAGTTTAAGGAAAAGTAAAAAAAGGTCAATATTTACTTTTTTTCTCTATTCCTTTCCTCAATGGCACAAAGTCTACCGTGGAAATCCTTAATCTCTTGTTGAATTGAACTGAGCATTGTTTTTGTCCAGTTCTCTAAAGCTCTGTGATCTGCTCTTGATTCAGCTCTTACCCATAAAAATAGAACTATATTTGATCCTATTATTGCTAAAACTTGTGTCCATTCCATAATTTCTCCTTTTTGAATTTACTTTTTTTCTTGATCTTTTGATTTCTCAATGGAACATCGTATCTCACTCAACTCCCATAGTATTGAAATAAGAAGATATATTATGAAAAATGTACATAACAAGTAAAGTAATTGCATTACTGGTCTTTAGCAAGTTCTGAAGGTAATATTTTCTTCATTAAAAGTACTGTCTTGATTATGGCCATATCCTTTTCCATATTTGCAAATCGAATTTCCATTTCCTTATCAACAATTGCAAATTTTTCATCAATGTCATTAAATTTTCCATTCATCCATATCAAAGATCCACAAACCGTAGATAAAATGGTGCATATGATTACTATTGTTTGTCCGTATTTTTCAAATATGTCCAACTTCTTTTCATGTGTCATAACTCTCCTATTAAGACCATTTTGGTGATATCGCCAAAATGGTCTGTAATGTATTTATATATTATTTTTCTATGCAGAAGGACAATATCTCTGCCTTCCTATTTAATTGACTCTTGAGAAACTCTAGGTCCCCTCTTAAAAGCAAAATCTCAGTCTTAAGTTCAGAATTCAAAGCAAAAAGCTTCTTAGCGGTCTTTCTGCTACTTTCCTTTTCTTGAAGAACTATCTTCCTCAGAAACTGGTTCTCGTCTAGTGGTTCCAAAAAATCTAACTGAATTGCTGTAGACATACTATCTCCTTTTATGCACTTATAGATAACCTCCAGCTTTCAATAGGAGGGGACCTATATGGTTCTAAATCTAATTCCTTCAATTGGGGAATTTTCGAATATACGACGTTGCCTTTTCGGTAAATCTTGGTTAAAGTGCAACCGTTACCTTTCGCATTTCTATCCCCTGAAATCTCTATGAGGCGCTTTCTGATGACTTCTTTCCTGTCTTCCAGGTCACTAAGTCTTTTCCATTCATCAGTTAGCTCTTTCCATTCATTTGACTCACAGAAAACGTAGTCTTTTTCAGTAAATGGAGGAGGCTCTTTTTTAGTAACGTAATCCCAAAAGATTCTCTCCTTATCAATCAAATTCCTGATGTAGTTTTCGTCTCTTTTAACTTCTACAACGGCGCTTGACGTAGCAGTATAACTAAAAAAGTAAATACCATCAAGACCTAAAACAGAAATTTGATGCTGTAATTGAGGCATATGATGATCAGGGACTTTTCCATCGAGAGCCATTTGATGATAAGTCATATCGGATGGGCACTTTATCTCTACAGCGATCTTTTCATCCATATCTAAACCATCTAGGCTAGACATCATAAAGTCAACTGTCCGGGATTTCCGGACAACTGGAAAGACAGAGATTCCCATAAGATTCTCAAATGCCCGTCTAGCAGGTTCTTCATTATCGATACCATTCTGCATAGCAGAAGTTATCCTCCTAGGTGAAGATAACCCCAATTTCTCTAGATAAAGTTGATAGGGAGTGGCATATCTATAATCACCCATACAGGTGATAGCATCGCTACCACCTATATGTTTTTGTCTAAACTCGTGCCATTCAGGACTTCTTTGTCTTAAGTTAGGCTGTTGCATGTTGTAACTCCTGAACTGGGGAAGACTTTTGGTTTTCCTCGGATTTAGTTTTCAAGATTCTTTCAACTCTCTCATAATCTTTAGAATTCAATAAAGCTACTGAGGTTATATTTAGAGTCTTCAACATCCATTCGTTGAATTTTTCCTGGTTTTCAGAGCTACAACCATCAAAATAATCACGAAGCGTCAAATACTGTTCTTCTGATATCTTTGCATCAACTTCTTCAAATTGGGCATATTCCATAGATTCAGGCTTAACAACTTCTTGTTTTAAGGGAATTTGCTTGCTTTCAGAGATCTCTTTGAGCTCGTCCATGGTATAACCAGCTCCTTTGATGACGTCTGGAAACAATTGACGGGCTAAAATTGACATAGCCCTATTGTACAACATGATCGAAGGATACTTTTCATAAGACGGATTCTTCAAAAGACCTGCTCGTCTAGCATCTTCTATCCCGAATGAAACCCTCCATGTATCACCATTGTCGGCTCTTTTTCCTTTGAGGATGCAAACTTTATCATTCGATCGTTCATCCTGCACAACGCTATGGCCTTTCATTCTAATTAAAGCAGCCATACTCTCCGCAGACATTCCAACTTTGCCACTTACGATATATAAGCCGCCATTTAAAGCTTCTAATGGGTGCATTCCTATAGATTTTGCTTTCTGAATAACTGCAAAAACTCCTTCTTCACCCATTCTTTGATAGTGTTTTGTTTTCATCAGTGTAGAACACATCTTTTGCATGGTCTCTACATCCTGCAAAATCAGATCGAAATTTTGTTCTTCTCTTAATACTACTGTCATAAACTTATCCTTTTCTTGTTATAGTAATTTTTTTAGATTCTATAGGGTATCCATAAAACATGTACTCTAAATTTTTTATGGCCATATTCACTGAGTACTCATTTACCTTCTCTGACCCGTAAAGAGCTTCTTTTATAGTGATCAAATGTCTTTCTACAGAATCTCTAATTTCTTTTTTGGACCGTTCCATCATTTGATATGCATTATTCAATGTTTCTGTTTTTACCACGGTAACCCCAGTTTTTGGACAGTTTCCCTTAATAGGAGATCCTACGTAATCTGATAAACATCTTATGGACTCCCATAGCTTTCCTTCGTCGATATAACCGCCTTCTTCGAATAGAACATTCTTTAAATTCTTAACAGCAATTTCAGGATCTTTCACTTCTTCATCAAGAGATTCTGAATAATTGTTATCGAAGTCTGATGGGTCTAAGTTATCCCATTGAGATTGAAAGTGTTGTAATGAAGCCATATATTTCCTTTTTTGTGTGTGTAAACGATTTCTTTCATTTAAGATTGAATCGTCTTGTGTTTTAAAATATACACAACTTGCATAATATTCTGCAACTGCTTTTTTTATGTTCCATAAAAATTGTATGTTTATGCATAATCTTCATGCAGAGGAAATCATATGAAACCCCAAATAAAAATTAATACACTTAAAGACTATTTATATTTTAATCAGATTAAATATCAAGATTTTGCAGCAAAGTGCAACATAGGAGCATCTATGTTAACCAATATTGCAAATGGAAAAACGATGCCTAGAACTCATACTGCTTTAAGCATCGAAAAAGCTACTGACGGCGTTATTTCAGCAGAATCCATAATAAGATTCAGCTTTGAAAAGAGAATGAAAGCTATTTTTGGAAAAGATAATAAGTAAAAAGTGCCCTCCTTTCAGAGGGCACCCATATTGAATCCACACAAAAGGACAATATTGCTTATGACGACAGAGAGCATAGCATTGAAGTCCAGAAAGTTGGAAGGAAAATTTGAATTTCGTTGAAAATAATGACTTATATGTTTACTTTAGACTGAAACTTTGAAAAAGTAAGGGCCCAGTTAAGAAACTGAGCCCTTTGATAGAAAACCAACTTGCGAAAAAAGTTGTGGTAACCATAAATGAAAGTTTAACCTCAAAACAACCTTTCATTTTATGCCAAAGTTTTGTTATGTTCATAACATAACAAAATTGTGACCATAATATAAATCCCTTGTTGATTTTCTTGCAACAGAAAAAATAAAAAAGGGTGAAAATTATGGAAAAATCTCAATTAGATTCATTTGTTCGTTCTTGGGTTTGCTTAACCAAAAAAACGAAAACCGTCTTTAAGGTCATCAGATGGTATACGCTAACTTTTAAGCATGTCTGGGTTTCTTTGCCTAAAATCGCCAAGCACTGCGGGTGTAATGAAAAAACCGTCAGGAGGGCATTAACAGCTCTCAAGGAAAAGGGATTCGTTGATGTCCATAGAAATCCTTATCAATCCAATCTTTATATGATTCCAAAAGAACTCATGTTTTTAGACTTTGATAATCCTGAAAATTTCAAACTTTCGGAAGAAGAGCAAGTTATTCTTTTTGGTCAAAAAGCCCAGGCAAATGTCCACGTATTAGGGAGTTCTAAAGAAAAAGAATATATTAGTACTAATGGTACGCATTTGCATAATGCTAAAAAAGTACAAAAAATCTTCGTCAAAGTACAACCCTATGCCATTCTTGATAAACTTCCCTTAACTGAAACCGAAAAGCAAACCCTAACTAAGAAATTTTCAGAAGCCGAAATCGTAAAAGCCTACGAAGACTATCTCTGGTATAAATCTCAGGGAAAAAAAATCATAAGTCCTTTTGGGTTCATGTACGATAGAGCGTCAGCCGCTAAAAAGTTCTATCAGCGGGCTGCATAGAAACGCTTCCATTTCATGAAATCTTTGATTTACAATGATTAGGCATCTTTAAAAGCTTGGAGAACATATGACAAAAACCAAAGAAGAATTGGAAGAATTCATAAGAACAAAAACAAGTCCTGAATCGCAATTAGGATATGATTTGTCAAAAATAATATTTGATAAATACAAAACGCTCCCAGATACGGGAAAAGTTTTGATAGGAGTTCTGTCTGAATTCATAACATACAAAATTCCGCAAGATGAAAGAAGCGAGTACATAAAAGAAATGATTAAACATCTAGATAGCTATACAAGGCTATATCGGGATCAAGGAAGAAAGACGCGGAAGAGAAAGAGTAAAAATGAAAAAAAGTAGTTCTCAATTTTATGTAGACATTGATTTAGCTATGAAATATGGCCTAGATGAATCTTTAATTATTCAATTTCTACTCGATGTAGAGTTTGAAGACTTAACTAGACAAGATCTTGCTGCTCAATTTCCTTTTTGGACAGCTAAGGAGATTAGAACAAGGGTTGACAATCTAGTGAAGAAAGGCATCTTAATTAAGCAAAACATAAAAGATTGCTTTTGCGTTCATAGAAGTTTCTATTCACTAGCGAAGGGGTATAAAGAAAAAGCACGAACGCTACCCTGTGTAGCGCCGCGCCCTCTTTAAATGGTGTTTTCTGAGTACAAGAAATACCATAAACAGAAAATTTAACATAGAGATATTTTTATGGCTTGGATAAAAGTAAATTTCGTATAGACTAGGTGTGAAAGAAGTAGGCGCTATGAACAGTAGCGCCCACTATGGGAAAACGATGACTAATTCAATCTACCAGATTCTAAAAAAATTTAGCCAGAAGATTATTCATCGTTATGATCCATTATTTTAGTGAATGTGTGATCGTAAAAAATAGTGACGGATATTTTACGCATAAAATACGTCTAAAAGACGAAGGATGTATGGAAAAAGAACACGAAGAATGCTTTTTCAGACGAGGGCGGTACATGATTGATGGAAAAAATGTGACAAATTCTAACATGATGGATAGAAGAGTGCTATTAGATATCTCGAATAGGATATTGGATGTGGCGGAAGAATATGACAATCCCGTTTGCTTTCATATGGCTTTAGTCAACATCTTAACCTTCGATATATACGAAAACCTTCCCATTAGCAAAAGAAAGGCCTTCCTTGACGATTTTTTTAAGGCCATGGAAAGTTCTTTATGCAAATTAGATGAAGATTTTGAGAATTCATTGAAAAATGAGTGAAATTTGATGTTCATAGATTTTGTAAAATGCGTACGGATTTTCCACAATAGTTCACACATAAGTGTACGATAGTTTCGTACGGTTGAAAAGGAACAGAACATATATTATCAGACCTAAAATTTATTGCTCCTAGAATGAATTTAAAATCAAGGTGAATAATGGCAAAAAAAAGTAAGAGAAAGGAATTTTTTGAGAATATATTGATGAATCCTATTCCTAAAACATCTGAAAGCAAAAAAGGATTTGGAAAATTTGGAAATGCTCCTATATATGAGAGTTTAATATTCCTAGACAATGAAAAGAAAAAAGATTGGGATGAAATGCCGAAAGCTAATAAATCTTTTATTGTTAATAATTTACGATCATTTTGTGATGAAATAGAATCTAAATTAGCTATTGAAATTCTGTGCAATGTAATTAATGATTTGATTTCACGTGTTAAAAATCTCGAGGACAATAAATAAAGAATCTAGGAAGTGATAGGGGATCCATGGATGAAATGAGAATGATAGCAGGTTTCGTTAGAACAAATGAAGGCTGTTGGGTAAATGTTAGATCAATTCGAACATTTTATATAGGTGGAGCTAAAAAAGTTGGTTTTAGAATTTGTATTTCTTTTGAAGTTCTTAATGAAAAAGCTGAAAGTTTTGGATTTCAACATATAGGATATAAATATAGAACGTCGGAAGAAGCTCAGACAAGATTAGATAAGTTAATGGAAGAATTTTAAATTTGGGTATGATTTTTAAAGATGAAGCAACCTAGGTACACCATTCTTGAGTGGATCAAACTAAAGATATTCTTTATGTTTATAAAGATAAATCCTCCTAATTTTACCATTAAGAGGGAGTACTTTTATGGAAAAAATTCACTAGTAACATATGTTGTTTGCGATGATTGCCTCAGAAAATGCGAGGAGTGTAACTACGACTTTTCAGAAAGAAAATGGAAATGCCATTTTTGCTTCAAATAGACTTGATTTCAATGTCATATTTACCTATACTATACGCACATAATTCGCCAGAATGGCGCAATTTTAACAGAGTACATGCATAAAAAAGCATAGGTATGACACATGATTATAGTATTTGGTGGAATCAAGGGCGGAAGTGGTAAAACCACTCTAGCCACAAATTTAACCGTAATGAGATCTTCAGCTGGTAAGAAAGTCTTACTAGTTGATGCAGACGAACAAAAGTCTTCTTGTGATTGGGCCCAACAAAGAGAAGATTCTGAAAATCAAACAAAATTCACAACCATCGAACTTTCTGGAAAAGCAGTAAATAATCAGATTCAGAAAATGGCTAAAGACTACGACGATGTTATAATAGACGTTGGAGGAAGAGATACTACTAGCCAACGATCAGCTCTCACAATAGCCGATATATTCGTAATTCCATTCAAGCCCAGATCTCTTGATATTTGGACTGTTGGACCTCTCAGAAATATGATAGCCGAAATAAAGAGTGTAAATTCTGATCTGAGATGCATAGCTGTAATAAACCAAGCAGATTCTAGAGGAGAAGATAATCAGTCAACAATGGAAGTGCTAAAAGAATTTGAAGACTTAGAGTGCGTTCCTTGTACGATAGGATATAGAAAAGCATTCGGAAACGCAGCTTCTGAGGGTCTTGGAGTTTCAGAATTAAAAACGAAAGATATAAAATCCATTACGGAAATGACATGTCTATATGACTACATTTATACACCTAAAGCATGTAGTTTATTATCATAAAATACGAAAAGGAGACGCATAAATGACGATAAAACAACTTAAACCAAGAGAAATTGATCGAATTATTGAAAAAGGGGGAAATGTTAAATCTGATGTTGAATCTAATGAGGAATTCGTCAGATTTACTTTACGTCTACCAAAAAAGATGTCGAGGGAAATTGATGAATTTATGGAGAATACTGTCGGGATTTCAAAGACGGGTTGGATTTTGCAGACGATACAACAAAAATTAAAAGGAGAATAAAAATGGAATGGACACAATTTGCAATATTTTTTATCGGAGTTTTTGGACTATTTATATGGAATAGAACAGAATCTAGGGCTGATATGAGGCATATGGACACTAAATTAGATTCATTTCGCGAAGAAACGAATGCTATGATAAAAGCTATTCAAAATGAAATGAAAGATTTTCACACTAAGTTAGCTCTACAAGACCAAGAGTATAAAAACCATCTAATGAATATGCACAAGGAAGTAAAGTAGTATAGGGATTTTATGAGTAGAGGACAATTTCTCTTTGGTGTTTTCCTGAACATTTTGATGTGGATTTGGATATATTATGAATTTGTTGACGATATAGGATAAATATGGACTGGATTGATGTTAAGAATGAAAGACCTTGTGTAGGTGAAAAATATAAATACATGTTCTTAGATGAAGGAGAGAAAATTTTTCTTGGGTATGTGAAAAGAATAAACATGAGAAATAGGGTTTTGTGTATGGACACTGAAACAAAAACCAATAAAGTCGCTAAAAAATGGATTTTAGTAGAAGAAGCACGAGAAGAAGAAAAGGTTTAAAAATAAGTTTTTACTCTTGATAGGATTAAAATGTGCTCGGAATGTGAAGTGAAAAAAGAAGTTTGGCCACCTAAGGTTATTTAGAAAAAGAAGTCGTAACAAATTCATGTCATGTAAATTTTGACTTATATTTGTGTCAAAAAAAGCTCGTATGTATGATGTAAAATAAAAAAGGTTTTACATGCTGGTCCCAGCACCTCTAGGAAATCAATATGGGTTGGCTCTTAAAGATCCTGAAATGAGACAAAGGGCTTATAAAAGTTTTTGTGATCATTTATCAGAAGGTTATTCTCAAGATTGTTGGTACTTTGAAGAGGGGGATAACCTTTGTTGTTATAAAACAATGCTTTCTTATATTGAAAATAATCCAACAGAGTTTCCTGCCATACAAAGAGACATTGCAAAAACTAAAGGAAAGAAGTATTACGAAGGACTTTGTAAAGCGTCTGCTAATGGAGAAAATACTAAAGCCAATACAGCCAGTTTACAAATGATAATGCGTAATAAGTATGGTTGGGATAAGCCTGAAAAGACAGATGGCGAAAAACAAGTAATTGTTGAAACTACTACTTATAGAAAGACCAATTCTAAAGAATGAGAGTAAAACTACCTCATAGATTTGAACCACGCTACTACCAAATGCCTATTCTTGAAGCCCTGGATTCAGGAATTAAACGCGTTGTTTGGTGTGCTCATAGACGTTCTGGAAAAGATGTTACCATTTTAAATTGGTGCATAAAAAGTCTTTTTAAAGAACCTTGCACGTGTTTTTATGTTATGCCTTCTTACGCTCAAGCTAAAAAGGTAATATGGGATTCAACTACAAATGATGGCATCCGTTTCCTTGATTTCATCCCACCTGAAATTATAGCTAACAAAAACTCCCAAGAGATGAAGATTCGTTTTATAAATGGCTCTTTAATACAACTCATAGGCTCTGACAACATAGATAGCTTGATGGGAACTAATCCAAAAATAGTTGTTTTTTCTGAGTACGCTATACAAGATCCCGCCGCTTGGGACTACATTCGTCCCATTTTGAAAGTAAACAACGGCGTGGCTATTTTCATTAGCACACCTCGAGGAAAGAATCATTTTCACGAATTATTCAGGATGGCGCAAGTTACTGAAGGATGGTTTGCAGAACGTTTAACTATCGAAGATACTCACGTTTTAACTGCTAAAGACATAGAAAAGGAAAAAGCTGAGGGAATGAGCGAGGAATTAGCTCTTCAAGAGTATTACTGCTCATTCGATAGAGGCGTTGAAGGGTCTTATTACGCTAACTTACTCATGAATATGCAAAGCGATGATAGAATTGGGGTAGTGAAATACGATCCATCCCGTCTTGTACATACATCTTGCGATCTCGGATGGGATGATGATAATCCGATAATCTTCTTCCAAATTGTAGGAACCAATATTCATATAATTGACTGTGAAAACTATAGAAATAAGACCTTATCACATATGAAAGATGTATTCAACTCCCGCCCTTATAGGTATGGAATTCATTTATTTCCACACGATGTAGATCAAAATGATGGTTTGGGTTCTGGATGCACTAGAAGGGATATTTTAAACGAGTTGGCAATACCTGTGACAGTGGTTCCTAAAGGATTAATAGCTGATGGCATTGAATCTGTGAAGGCAATTCTTGCTTCTAGAGTTCATATAAATAAAGAAAAGTGCAAGCCATTAATTGCTTCATTAGAGCACTACCATAGAGAATGGAATGACAAACACAAAGTTTATAACCAAAAACCGCATCACGATTGGTCTAGTCATTTTGCGGATGCAATGAGATATCTAGCAGTCGGACTTCCAAAGTGCCAAAGCGACGCTTCAATATCGGAGGATGTGAAGGCTTTAAATAGCTACTGGAGATGACATTTAAAATTCTTGCCAAGAATATATTAGATATACAGTATGGAATTTGTACCCTTAACAAGGAGAAAACCATGGTCTTCAGATTAAAAAAAGATGCTGTATCGGCTTTTAAGAACATCACTTCTTTAGCTGAACTAGAAGAAATTTCCAAGAGAGCTCGACAAAACATTACATTTTTTGGTCATCGATACACTAAATTTGATGGATACAAGGGTACAGTTTCTATCTACAAAATACATGAAAAGCTTATTCATATATTGGACAATTGCCCAGCTGTCAAAGATCCTGATAAAATAATAGAAAAGAGCCAGGTATTTGCAATAAAAAGAATAATCGAAGACTTATATATGGATAATTTCGATAGGAAAACTAATATTATAACTAGAATATTTTGTGCAATCAGAGATTTCTTTGCAAGATGTACTGCTTCCGGATATGCAGCTAAATCAATTTTGAATGATGCTTTAAAGAATTCACGACAACCAGAGATGCTACATAAACGATATCCCTCACTACCTATAGAAGGAGAACCACACGTTGAGACTCCTCCTCCTGAGACTAACAGCGCATCACTTCCATAGTTAAAGAGGCTTTACAATTAAAAAATGTTTTAGCAATATCAATTCATGAAGAACAGTGACCCAATTTTCTGGCCAGCTTCTGATATAGATCTTTCGCTGCGTCAAAAACAAAATAGAAATTATCAAGATTCGATCAATATCTTACAAACCCAATGGTATCAAGCTGATTTGAACCAAAGGTTTTGTATGGCTGACCAGGATATTTGGGGTCAAATATTTCCTACAAACCTTTTGCCTAATCGTAGGAAGATGTTTAATTTCAACATCATGAATCCTATAGTTCAGGCGGTAACGGGGCAGCAAAGACAGTCTAGAAAATCTACAATTTGTATTCCTATTCAACATCAACTACAAAAAACATCTGATCAACTCACAAAATGCCTATACCATGTTCACAATCAATCAGGAGCCTATCAGATATATTCAGATGCTTTCGAACAGGGTCCGCTTATTCAAGGTTTTAGCTTAGTTTCTGTCTTTCCAGATTATTCCTGCGATCCAATATCTCCAGACATACGGCTTCGCAACGTAGATTTCAAATCAGTAATGATTGATCCATATTTCCGACGTCACGATTTAAGTGATTGCAGATTTATTTGGACAAGACAGTTTTTCGATAAAGAAGAAGCCGCAGTACTCTATTCAAAATTCGCTGATGATATTCTTTCCTTGCCTCCAGGATCTTATAGAGATGATAAATTTTACTATATGCCTGAAGTTTACCAGATTCAATTTCCAAATATAGTCGCATTTGATGAGTATTGGTATTTATCGACGAGGGAAGCTGAGTATTTAATTGATAGAGAGACAGAGGAGTGTCAAGAATTTACCGGTGACGAAGAAGATTTGCGCATTATCATGCAGCAATTCGGTAGACGTCTAAAGGTAATAAAAAAAAACAAGCCTACTGTAAAAAGAACAATAAGTATTAACGATAGGGTTTTAGTAGATGAAGTGGCACCTTATGGTATTGACCGGTATCCTTATATTGGTTTTTACGGTTATTTTTCTCCCGATACTCCTTATTACGCTTATAAGTTTCGGTCTGTATGCTCTGATCTCAAAGATGCGCAGTTTCTTTTCAACAGAATGAAGGTAGGGGACCTAGATATTTGTGAGGCTCAGCAACAGGGCTATAAAATACGTCAAGGATCATTAGTCACTCCAGATGATGCTTTAAATCAAGGTCATGGACGTAGTTTATTCTACAAAAAAGATGCTAGCCCTGACGATATCCAAAATATGGATATTCATCCTCCAAGTCCTGTTATGCTACAGATGGAAGAGATGTTAATGCAAGTGGTTCATAGAATAGCTGGTGTTGACCCATCTTCAATGGGAATTGATGTTGATGACAAGGCTGGAATCATATCCATGATGAGGCAAGCTGCAACTGCTCGCAATCTACAACGATTATTTGATCAATTTGATGAGTCCCAGAGGTTAGCGGGCGACATTATTATAGAAATGATACAAAAGAATTGGACATATGGAAAAGTTAAACAAGTTATTGGAGAAGACCCTACATCTGAATTTGATAATAAAGCTTTCTTTAAATATGGCTGTAAGGTGGTTCAAGGGGTTCTTACGGAATCGCAACAACAATTAGAGCTTGCACAATTACTTCATATGCAACAAATAGCTCCTGATATATTCCCTAAAGATGAAATTATAGAAGCTATGACTATTCAAAATAAAGATCGCATCATCAAAAAAATGGAAGAAGCTCAAAAAGCTCAAATGGAACAAGCTCAAAAACGTGAACAAATAGAACTAGAGCATATTCAACTTAAAAATCAAATGATGATAGCTGAAGCGCATTCTAAAGAGGGATTGGCTACAGAAAGATTAGCCAAAGTTCAACTAGATAAAGCTCTCAATGCAGAACGAATACAACGCGCAGAACAAGATAGAACAGGCTCTGCATTGAATCTAGTCAAAGCTATAAAAGAACTGCAAAGTATTGATTTGAATCATTTAGGTCAATATCTTGATATAGTTGAGAGGCTCGAAGGGGAAACTTCTCAAAATGCAGAAAATGAAAACAAAAAACCGTTGACGGAATCGGCTTCTAAAAAGATGACCGCAGTGCCCATGGCATCTTCAACGGTCTAACAAAAAGAGGTTATATGGCTAAGAATTATTCAGGTTCTAATAGAGAATCCGTAAGAAATATGAGAGAAAGACCAGATAAATCATCACCTTTGAATAAACAAGGGATTGATTATTTAGCTCAAGCGGATCATGGTGGAAGAGAAGGTAAAATGGCAAAAGAAGGATATGCACAAGGAAATATGAGACCTGTTGTTGAAGATTTCTCTTTGCCAGCTTCTGCATTTAGCCAAAGAGGTTTCAGCATGACAACTGAGTACCAAGAAAGAAATAATGCACATCAAGAAATGGCAGCTCGTGAACTTGAAAAGCAAGAGTACAGAGGCCGATATAATAAATAAGAGGTTTTATGGCCAAAAACGCTAGATACGATTTCCCAGGAAATCCAAAAGCTCATAAAGAACACGATGTTGAAGTCCAAAGAGGCCCAATTGTTGCAAATCAAAAAACTATGCAGACTAAAACTCATAGAGAATTTGCAGCGGAAGAGGTTGAAATGATGGACGGAAGACGTGATGGTCAAATGCTTAAAATGCATAAGCCAAAATAATTAAAAGGCCCCGAGTATATATTCAGGGCCTTTTATCTATATAGCTACTGCAACTTCTGGTTTCTTAAGTAATTCATCACCTTTGTAATTAGGATTTGGAATATTATTTCCATTTTCATCTGGCATAAATCCAAAATGTTCTAATCTCATATTTTTCCAAGCTCTTATACGACCAACAAATTGTTTTCCATCTTTTGTGTGTTCATATAGGTTAGAATTCATTAAAACATTATCCATATCTGACCAATGAGGCAAACACCAGCAAAATAAGACATCGTTATAAGCAGGCTTAATATGAAAAACTACGGTATCGTCTTCAGGATATGGTCTGTATTCAGTTCTGATCATTCGTCTGAGTATTGCGCTTTTCATCTGTAAATCTTTTTTTTCATGAACAGTGATGTAGAATGGACGGCCTTCTAATTCTTTAGTGCCCTTTTCTATAGCTTCATTCAAATCTTCTGCTAAACTTTTTGTAAGTTCATGCGCTGCATCTCCTGTAATTAATTGTTTTTCGCCATAAAGTTGGGCATTTTTGTAGATTGTTCCTACTGTTTCCCTATCTCCATACATGCTTTTCATAAAACTCCTTAGGTATTTGATAAATGTATAAATACTTTTTTCTTTAAATAAAATAATTTCTTATTTAGAGTGATCGGTAGGTGTAAATAGCGTCTCACCAACGCATCTGGTGCAACATGTGTCTCACCAACACAAAGGAAAGACATGGAAGAAGTTAACGAAAAAAGCGTAAGTACAGAGGTCGCAACTCCAGTAACTGAAAACCATGAGTCAACTACAAATCAATTACCAGAAACTACCAAAACGGTAGATGACCGTCAGGAAAGAAACTGGAAAGAGATGCGTAGAAGACAGCAGGACCTTGAAAAAGATCTGCAAATGCAAAGGGAAATGAATGAAAGGCTCATGAAAATGACCTCTCAAACAGCTCCTATTAAGCAAGAGATTGATGAACTGGATGCTATAGGTGATGATGAATTTATCCCAAAAGGTAAAGTCAATAAGTTAGTTGAAAAAAGAGCTGCACGCATTGCTGAAGAAATAGCTAAGCGTGAAACAGAGAAGTTTTTCAAACAACAAAATGATTCTCAGTTTATGAGTCGCTTGAAGAGCAAATATGCAGACTTTGAAGAGGTTGTTAATTCAGAAACTATGTCTCTTTTAGAAGAACAAGACCCTGAACTAGCAGCATCTATTGCGGACCTCAAAGACCCCTATAAAATAGGGATGCAGTGCTATAAGTATATGAAAGCGACTAATTTAGCTGACAAAGCACCTCAAGTAAGAAGAGCGAAAGAAGTGGATCAAAAGCTTGAAAAGAACGAAAAGGTGGTACAATCACCTCAAGTTTATGATAAGCGGCCCATGGCTCAAGCTTTTCAGATGTCTAAAGCTGAACTGTCAAATATTTATAAAGAAATGATGAGTTACGCAGCAGGTAGTTACTAGCTTCAGTTAAACTGAGGTTAAAATGACAGTCTCCATTTCAACAATGCCTCCGCAAATTCAGCAGAGGTATAATGCTAAGCTGTTGTCCACTCCAGAACGCAATTTGATTCACAATCTTTTTGCTACGCCTGTTGAGTTACCAGACAATCAAGGCTTTATTGATAGACAATCTCGTTATGACAGATTGGATCTATTCCCAGTGCCTCTAGATGATGCACAAAACAATCCTCCTTCTCAGCAATTACATCGTGTAGACGTAGACTGCCGAGTTAGAGTTTATGCAACTTACATCGTACTAACAAGACAGGTTACAATTACGAACGAAGATCCAGTTCTTAATAGTGCTGCAGCTCGTTTGGGACAAGCTATGAGAGAAACTCAAGACGTTCTCCAAAGAGATAACCTTGAATCTTCAGCTTCTGTTGTTAACTGCGTCGGCGGTGGTAACGGAGACCTTCCTACTGAAATGGCTGTTTCCGACACAGATGATATCGTTACTATTCTACAGAATAACTCTGCTGAATACATTACCGTAATGATTCCTGGCGAAGATCGATTCGCGACTAGCCCAATTGGTGATGCTTATGGTTGTTTATTAACAACACGTATGATCCCAGTTTTGAATAACATGGCAGGATTTGTGAAGAAATTCCAATATCCTAATGTTAACGAAACACTCCAAACAGAATGGGGCGGCATTAATAACGTACGTTTCTTTGTCTCTGAACAAGGATCAGTTACACCTAATGCTTCTTTACTTGGTAACGACGTTGCTAACTGCTTTGTATGCGCTAAAGAGAGCTATAAAGTGGTTTGGCAAACAGGTGGAAAGGCAAGATTCCTTTACCAACCTCCAGGATATGGAAATGATCCATGCTTCTTGAGGCATACTGCGGGTGCATCGTTCTACCAAGGACAATGTATTACTAATGACTTGTGGATTCAAAACTTACGCTCAACAGGAATTTAAGGAGGATAATTTATGTTGCCTTTTCAAATGATCGCTGGGGGTACTTTTACTTTATCCACAGCAACAATTGCCTCAGGACTTGATCTTGAGTGTCAAAGTCAGAAACCACCCGATTTTGTTCTTCTTAAATCTATAACAGGTTGGGGAGAAGCAAGTGAAGCGCAAGCTATCGAATGGTGGTGGGAGCGTTCTATGGCTCAAGGAGCTGCAAAAGGTATTTTGCAATCTTCTGAAGGGTCTACTCCTCAATTGCCAGCAATGACAGCTTATTTCATTTCTTCAAATGGTATAAGCACTTATGACACAGCACAACCACCTGTTTTTGCACCTCTTGCAAGCACAGCCGTTACTGGTATGGCGGGAACATTTATTGTTTCTATGGCAAGCACTTCTGGAATTAACGTAGGAGACACTGTTCTACTATATAACCAAGCAGGGGAACAACAAATCTCTGGGTATAGATTCCAAGTTACAGCTGTTACAGCAAACGTCTCTATCACGCTTGGCTACATGGCAAGTTCTGGTATGACATTTGCAGCAGATGCTACAACTGGTTTTGTTAAGAAAGTAATTCCTAACAGAATGTATCCACGTAAAAGGTTCATAGCTAATATTACAAAAGCTACTCAAGCAGTGATTTATTTCACTGAAAAAAATGATTTCACTCCTGGTGAAATTGTTGGATTGAGAGTGCCGTTTATTAGCTCAAGTGAACCTACAATGATCGAAGCTAACAATTTAGATGTTAGAGTGCTGAGCGTAACAAATAGCGCTACAGTTTCTTCTATCACAGTTGATTTAGATACTACCGGATTCACAACTTTTGCTTTTGCAACAAGTGCAACAGCATTAGCTGGTGTATCTCCTGCAATGGTAGTGCCTTCAGCTTCTGGAGTTGTACCATTTAACGGTAGTGCAACTATTCCACAACAACCTCCTGGAACGAATTTACTTGATGCTTTCGATAATAGAAACGTTCAAGTTATTCATTTAGGACCTGATTTATTCAACGTCTCTTCACATGTTTCAGAAGATGGCGATGTATGGCTGTGGCAAGCGTTCAAGTATGACGATTATAAGTCATTTAGCTAAAAGCTATAAGGGGGTGGGGCGGTTTGTCTCCCCCCTGTTTAAATAGGCTATTAAATAGGAGAAAAAATGGAAATCAAAGAATTTCATAAAAGACAACAAAACAAAATGCCACCCGAACAATTTGCTGACCTTGTTAAGAAAGCTCGCAAAGAATATGACAAACCATGCAAGGGAATGTTTGAATTTTTAGATGCTCAAGGAGGCTGGTTAGATTTCACCGAAAGGACTTTTAAGGATCAACCTATACTTACCATTCGTTTGACACATGGGGAAATTTGTGAACTTCCTATGGGGATAGTGAAACGTTTAAATAATACAAAGAAAAAAGTACGAACATTTGGATTACAAAATAAAGATCTTAAAGGCGAACTTCCTGCAAGAGGGTTACCAAGTTCTTATGAAGTTCAGTCAAGAGTTAGATTTACACCGGTAGATTATTTGTGACGACTCCTACGTCTGGATATAGGCTTGTACCTAGATATAAATTTATAACAGGCATAACAAATTCCCAATATGCAGTCATAACCTTTTCACAGGACCATGACTTTGTAGATTGGGAAATTGTTTCATTTAGAGTTTCACCACCGTATGGAATGGTTGAAATAAATAATTTACAAAGTACCGTCTTATCGCATACAAGTAATACTATAACTGTTGGAATCGATACGACGTTTTGGACGCCTTTTATATATCCAGTCTCAGGAAGGACATCTCCTCCAGTGTGTGTGCCTTCAGGATCTGGTATAAATCCAATTTTGTATACCCCAACAGTTATTTTGGAAGATGCTTTTGATAATATAAGGACATAAAATGAGCATAGCAACCCTACAAGACATCATTACTAAGGTTCGTAGATTAACTGGAAGTGGAAATGCTTTTCAGTTAACCGATGCTCAGATTATCGATTACATCAACAGCTTTTATCTTTATGATCTTCCAGCTCAATTTAGAAGTCTTAAACTAAAAGATCGTTACACTTTCAATACTATTAGGGGAATAGATATCTATCCATTTGATTCTGAGCATTATACAACCGTAGAAATGCCTTGCTATTGCATGAAGAGAATTATCCCTTTATACCAACAACCTTGGGGAAATGAGGGTTTTTGGGGATCATCTTCTAATTGGCAGTTTCAACAGAATTTGACTCAAGGGAATGGAACTGTAGGACCATATATAGGAACACTTGAAAATACTCCTGTGGTAAGAAGTACCAATAACAATCCAATGGTTCAAACACCTCTTTCTTCCACACAAGTTTTCCCAGCTGGAAATCCGGTTCCTTTTCCTCAAGCAAATATAGGAAGAGTTCAAAACATCCTTATCACTGCAAATGTTGCTTTAGGAAATACTTTAAATATTACGGATGATGGAGCTGGAAATCTTATAGGAAACGTGGGAGTTGGTCCTAACACAATTAATTATGATACAGGAGCAATTTCTGTAACTTTTTCCGTTGCTGTTCCAGCAGGTCAAAATATTCAAGTAATGTACAGCCCAACGGTTATGAGCGTTCCTTTAAGTATTTTGTTTTTCCAAAATCAATTTACTCTCAGACCTATTCCAGATCAAGGTTACACTATTGAATTAATTGCTTATAGGCAACCTTCTCAAGCTCTTTTGGGATCTGAGGATCCTACTAATCCCAATTTAGCCGGAGTACCAGAGCTAAAAGAATGGTGGGAATTACTTGCCACAGGGGCTGCCAAAAAGTTTTTTGAAGACCAACAAGATATTAATAGCATTCAGGTAATGGATAAGATTATTTTCGAAAGATATGCTGTTGCAGAAGCCAGAACATACGCTCAATTAGGAAAACAGAGAATTGGCACAATTTATGCTGATCAAATGAATAATGGTTATGGAACTGGTGGGTATGGTGGTGGTGGTATTGGTTTCGGAAGCGGGGTTTAAAAAAGGTAATTTATGACATACACAATTGTTCCAAATAGCGGCCAATCTTTAGGCATAACTAGAGTACCAATAAATACAAACTTTTCTCTCATACAGTCTGTATTTGCGGCTAATCATATCGGTTTCAATAATACTGGTGCTGGAAAACATTCTTTAATACAAATGCCAACTGTTCAAGCAGCCTCTCCAGGCACTGCTGCTGGAGAAGTAGCTTTATATACTAGAACTGTAGCTGGAGTTCCTCAATTATTTTATCAATCACAATCAATTGCTGCAGCTGGAACAGACGTTCAAATGACTAAAGTGATTGCAGCTAGTTTATCTACTCTAGGTGGAAATGCGAATTATCAAGTAGGAGTTCCTAGTTCTACTGGTGGATGGTCTTTTTTGCCAGGAGGATTGATAATGAATTATGCAACTAGCACATCGCTTGCAGCTGGAGCAAATGTTGTCAATTTTGCTTGTCCATTTCCAAACGCTTGTATTTCTGTTGTTATAACCCCAGTTAGGACCAATAATCCTGGTAATGTTGATATAGTATACGTTCAAACTAAAACAGCCTCTAATTTTACTTGTTACAATACTTCCAATTCCGGAGATATAAGTATTATTAACTGGTTTGCAATAGGATTTTAATGAGCTTTCAACCGATTTCTTTATTTGGTTTTCACTCAGAATCAGGTCTAGAGACTGATGTAAAACCTCTTTTACTTCCTGAAACAGCTTTTTCCAATTTGGAGAATGCTTATGTGTATCGTGGAAGAGTAAAAAAAAGAGAAGGATTAAAGCTTTTAGGCCGTTTAAGAAGGATTTTAACAAATCAACCTGTTCTTCCAAATCCACCTGGGACGATAGATTTAACTGTATCACCACAAAATTTCAATGTATTTACTTTACTTGGATTGCTTGTAACAGAACCTAATGCGTCTATAGAAAGAGGTTCTTTAGATATAGTGATTGGGGGACAAACCTTAACAGATGTTTCAGGAAATGGTGTTTTAACAATAGCACCAGCAGGAAATATAACAGCTGCATCAATAAATTATTCTTCAGGAGTTTTAACTCTAACTTTTACAGCACCCGCAGCAGGACTTGTAACAACTATTACAATGAATTATTTCCCTGGTCTACCTGTAATGGGTATATGGCAAAGAGAAATAGCTCCTATAAACGATGAGCAAACTGTTTTTTGGGATACAAAATATGCTTATATAAATACAGGGACAGGTTTCACTGAATTCATACCAGGAACTACTTGGTCCGGAACTGATTCTGACTTTTTTTCAGTGGCCAATTATAGAGGTATATTGCCTAGTGATAGATTATTTTTTGCCACTAATTTTGTGGTTAATGCATCCAACCCCATTCGATATACGGATCAAACAACGGTTGCTTGGACTAATTTTGCTCCTTTGATTTCAGCTACCGATACGTTATATCAAGCTAGAATAATGGTTCCTTACTATGGACGCTTAGTTATGTTAAACGTTTATGAAGGCACTACAGGTGGTGGATATGCAGGAGCATTGAATATTGCTAATAGAGCTAGATTTTCAGCGGTAGGAAATCCAGTAGCAGTTGACGCTTTTAGATCTGACATTTTTGGAAAAGGCGGTTTTATAGATGCTCCTGTGAATGAAGACATCATTTCTGCTTCCTTTTTTAAAAATACGCTTATCGTTCAATTTGAAAGATCAATTTGGCAGTTAAGATATGTAGGTGAATATGGATTACCATTTTTATGGGAAAGAATTTCTTCTGATTTTGGATGTGAATCTACTTTTTCATCTATTATATTTGATCAAGGTGTTGCGTCGGTTGGTGATAGGGCAATAACAAGTGCAACTTCTAATAATGTAGCGAGAATTGATGAAAAAATTCCAGATCAGGTATTTGATTTTTTAAATAGAGACAATGGAGTTAAAAGAGTCTGGGGCGTAAGAGATTTCCAAAGAGAATTGGCATTTTGGTGTTATCCTGATGCAAACGATTTAGAGCCTACACAATATTTCCCAAATAAATCATTACTTTACAATTATAGAAATGGAACTTATGCAATATTTAGAAACAATGTTACAGCATTTGGTTTATTTCAGTTAATTAATGGGGTTACGTGGGATAGTACAGATATCTTTTGGGATGATATGAACATTACTTGGGATGATGTGGATGATCAAACAAGATTTCCAGCAGTTGTCTCGGGAAATCAAGAAGGTTATGTGCATCTTTATGGATATACTTCTTTAGATGATCCTTCGCTATTTATACAGAACATTGATTTGACAGTCACACCAGTTAAATTGACGATTCCTAATCATAATTTGCAAACCGAAGAAATCATTTACTTACAGGGTATATTAGTAAATTTACCGGGAGTGTCTTCTGCATTAAATAATCAAATTTATCAGGTAAAATTTGTAGATGTCAACAACGTGACAATCACAAAATGGGATGGGACAAATTATGTAAACGTAGCGCCTCCAGCCGGTGAAACAGTTTACACTGGAAATGGGGAAGTAAGATTATTTCCTAAAATGGATTTCTCAACAAAAGATTTCAATCCTTACCAAACAGAAGGAAGGCAAATAAGAATATCCTACATTGATTTTCAAACAGATGTACAACCCGCTAGCGCTGGTTCAGCCATTTCTGTAAATCTTATTGTAAACGCATCTCCGACAGTTTTCGGGAACCTTCTTGTTGGAAACAAAGAAGTAGAAAATTCTTTGACACCTCCTTTTTATATACCTGGTTCTTATTATGCTTGGCATAGATTTTTTGCTCAGACTTTCGGGCAATACGTTCGTATAGAAGTGACTTTCGATGATGATTTAATGAATCAGATAACCACACACCAAGACACTTTCGAACTTAATGCAATTACTTTATATGTTAGACCAGGCGGGAAATTACCTTTTTGAGGATAAATGGCATTTAGCAGTGATATTCCTTTACAGTCAAATCAGATATCAAGATCTATCGATTTTCCAGCTACGGAAGATCCTGAATTTATTGACGCTCTAACATTAGACAGAAAAAGGATCGTAGATGCCTTAAACACAAAAGAAGGGGCATTTTATCTTTTAAATGAAATAGCCAATTTTAAACAGTACTACACCCAAGGAAATCCTCAGGTTAATCGTAATGCATATCGTAAAACTTTCGATATGGTTAATCTTAACGGCGGTCCAATTGGTGGAGGAGCGACAGTAACGGCACCCCATGGGATTACAGGAATTTTAGATACGGCGATCATTTATGCAGGATGTACAAGCCCAGCAGATCCCAATTTTAATTTTTTTAGTGTAATGTATCCTTATGCATACTTAACTGCTACGAATGTGGTTTTTGTGAATCCTTTGGGTAGTATAGTGACCAGATGTAATCTGGTAGCAGAATATTTAAAAAATTGAGGTAAATTATGGCGTTCGCAGCAGCATTACCAGCTTTAGCATCAGCAGCAGCCCCATTATTGGGCAGATTATTTGGCGGCGGTGGCGATAAAATGAAAAAGGTGAGTAATTTTGATAGAAATCAGAAAAACTTTTTTAATCAATATGCCCAACAAGCGCAACAAGGTTTAGGTGGACAACAAGAAATCATGGGACTTTTGCAATCTATGCTAGATCCTAACTCAGATTTCTTTAAGAACTTTGAAAACCAACAAATGACGCAATTTAATGAACAAACAATACCTAGATTAGCTGAACAATTTGCCGGAGGAGCCCAAGGCGGTGCTTTATCATCTTCGGGGTTTGGTCAAGCTTTAGGAGGAGCCGCTTCAGGCCTTCAATCTAATCTTGCAGCTGGTAAAAGTGGAATGATTATGCAAGCCCTACAACAACTCCTTAATCAATACAATCAGCAAACTAATACTGTTTTGGGTGCTCAACCTTTTGATTATATAAATAAACAAGGCGGTGGGGGATTTGGGTCCGGTTTGTCTCAAGGTCTTTCCAATATATCACCAGGTTCTTTTCAACAGTTATTTAAAGGACTTGGTTCATAAGGAGTAATATGGTACGCGTTCATAATATCGGTCCTTCTAGAAAATCATTGATGAAAAGTGCTTTGGGTGAATCTTTAGGTAAGGGGTTGGCTAACTTTACTAATAACTATTTTGCCGGGAAAGCTTTAGATGATGTTATTAATAATAAAGACTATTTAAGCGCAGATATGTCTCAAAGAGCATCTAGATTAGAAAGCGCTTTACGACCATTTGGTGAATATGGAGAGCAAGTTTTAAAGAATCGTATTGGTATAGAACAACAATTGCAACAAGAGCAGGAAGTTAAGAAACAAGAAGGTTTACAGAAACAAAAAGCCAAAGTTTTTGCAAAATCTTTAAAAAATGAACCTTTGACTCAAGAAGAAGAACAGTTGCTTTCCCCGGAAGAGCATTTGGCAATAGCTAAACATAAACAAGCATTAGAAATAGCGAAAACAAGAAAACCTTCGGTAGAAATATATAATCAAACACCTCTTGATAAGAATCTTCTTCCAAATAATTTAAGTTACATTAAACAGAATCAACAGAAGTCTTCGGCAGCTAAAGAAATAAAAAATCAACTTCCAATTTTAAAACAATCAATTGAAAAACTAAAAGATCGTGGTGTCGGGTCTTACGCAAAACAATTTGGAAGCAATCTTCCTGTAGTTTCCAAAGTAGTTGATCAAGCTATGAATGAAAACGAACAGGCTATTAGTTCCACAGTAAAGAATGCGCTTCTAGGATTGGCTGATACAAAAGGTCTTCGTTTAACTGACCAAAAATTACAATGGCTTACTAATGCATATCCATCCCCGTTTAAAAATTATGAAGCGAATAAAAAAGGATATGAAATTTTAGAAAAAACTATCGAATATCTAGAGAATATTGGAGATGCACAACAGCAACTTCTTCAAGATCTCCAACAGAATGGCCAAGGAATACCAGCTAATTTTCCTGATATCCTCGAAGAAAGATTAAAACCCATAGCAGATGACTTTGATAAGTTGACTTCTGAAGCTAGAAAATTAGACATTCAAGAAGACGAGGGAAATCAAGATTCCGATGAGTTTGTTACGGTGATTAATCCTAAAACTGGAAAAGGTAAAAGAATTCCAAAATCTCAAGTAGATGCAGCTATTAAAGCTGGAGGAAAACTTCAAAAATGACAACTTCATTTAATTGGGATGATTATGAGGATGTTTCTGATAAATCATCTAAGTTTGATTGGGATCAGTATGAGGATGTAGAAAAAAAGCCTTCTTTTATTGAAGAAAGTCCCACTATTCAATTTGGTAAATCTGCGGTTAGAGGTTTAGGCAATGCAGCAGCTACTTTTCTAGAAAGAAGCGCTAAAGCCCAAGAAGAAGGTTCTTTAATGGGTCTTTTAGGAAAACCTCCTAATGTATCTACAGAAAGAGGAATTGCAAAATGGATAAGAGAACATATTCCTGAAGAAAGCGAACAAGTTATCCCGGCTATTGTTGGAAAAGGCATAGAAACAGCTGCAGACCCTTTTTCTTTATTGGGTGGGCCACGAACAGCTTTTGCAATGGGAGCTACAGGAGAAGGATTAAAACAAGCTGGAGCGCCTAAATGGCTACAGATAGCGGGAGAACTAGGCGTAGGATTATTTAAACCTGGATCTAAAAAAACTTTTACAGACAAATCTCCAGAGATAGCTCGAGCACAGAAATTAATGAAGGAAGCTGGATTAGGTGAAAAAGAAATCACTTTAGCCACTAATGCTTTGAAAGAAAAATCTTCTTTGGAAAAGCTCGCTAAAATGTATAAGTCTACAGAAAAACAATTTGAAAATACCAAAGAAGGTTTAGAAAAAGGCGTTCAGCAAATAGTTTCTGAGTCTTTTCCTGGATTCGAAAAGGGAATACAAGAAGTTGAAAGTAGGGCTATAAAACTATTCGATCCGGTAAAAAAAGAAGCTAAAAACCTGGTCGTATCAAAACCAGAAAAATTTACAAAAAAAGTTGATGAAATAATAGATGATGTGAGAAATACCTTAGCTAATTCTCCTGATGAAATTTCTTTTATAAATATGTTGGATACGGCAAAGAAAAATGCTGTTGAAGGTAAAACCGCAGAACCTTTTATTAATTTTTATCAAACTCTTAATCGCATAGGGAAATGGGTAGATCCTTCTAAGAAAGAATCTTATATGAAATCAGCTAAAGATGCCATCAAAGATACTTTTAGAGATAATGGTAGAGGTGGAATTCAATTGGCAAATGATTTCGAAAAGGCAAATTCAGGTTGGGTTCGATTGCATCAAGCTGAAAAACTAAATAATCTTCTAGAAAAATCCTATGTGAATGATAGGGTAGACTTCAATAAATTAAACAAGAGTCTTTCTTCGGAAAAAAACTTTGCATCTGTGAAGGATGCTTTAGGGTCACAAGCAGCAGAAAATTTTAAGTTAATGTCAAAAATAGGAGAAAAATTACAAAAATCAGAAAAGGCAATTGAAGGTGGACTACTAAAACAAGGACTTCCTTTTGCCAAATATGGAGCAGTTGCGCAATCAATGTTGTCATTGAATCCACAAAATATGGCTATTGCAGGATTTGGGTCTGGAGCTGTTGCATTATCTCAATATGTAGCAACTCAGTTTTTAACTAATCCTAAATATCAAAATCTTTGGTTAAAAATGGCTGATAAAGTTAGGAATGGAAGTTTTTCTCAAGCAACTATATTAGCTAAAGAGATAGAGGAAATGGGAAAAAAAGACTTTGATGCTAATCAGTAAGTAAAAAAAAGAAAAACATAAACATTCCAAATAAAAGAGCACCTAAAACACCCATTATTTTTTTCCTTTACAATTTTCAAAATTAAGAAACCATTCAATCAGACCACAAAAAATAGATTGACTTGGCAAGTCTTTTCGAACTTCTTTCATAAAAAGATGAGCTCCAAATATAGATATTATTATGTTTAATAGTATATATATAATTATAAATGTAATCATTATTTTCCTCCTTTTAAGAATCAGGGTCTCCAGAACCAAAATACCACAAAAAAGGCACTAAAATAAATCCAAAAATTGTTGAATAAACAAAAAATATCATTATTTCTTTCTTTCTTTCAAAAGTTCTAATATCAGTTGATAGGTAGTATCTATTCTAGCGTTACAAGCATCAACTCTATGAGAATTGGATACCCACATTGTTGTTAAAATAGCTATAGCAGCTAAGTTAACTGTAACTATGGCAATCGCATCAGCATGGTTTTTTAAAAAACTTAACTTTGATTTTTGTTCATTTTGCATTATTCACCTAAATTTTTTTGTTCGTGACAATGTTTATCTATAATTCTTTCGCCAACCGAATATTTTAAACCTCTAATTTCATTAGAAATCACCTCTTGGATATCTCCATAATCTAAAAAACCATATTTATGTTCTATATCAACGAGGTATTTGATATGCAAAAGAAATTCATAAGATCTTTTTTCGTCAGGTGTCATTTCCATTCCTTATGCATATGAATTAAATGATTCTTGTATTCCTGATCTTGAAGAGCAAGTTTTGTATGAAAATCTCTAATTTCTTCTCTGATTCCTTGCAATGTGTCATCCATTTTAGACATGGATGCTTCAAGCTTACTGTCAGTATGTAAATATAAAGGTATTGTAGATCCCAAAATTGTCAAAAGAACAACTATTAACTCAACCAAAGGTTGCCATTGAATTCTTTGTTTTTCGTTCATGTTTGTACCTATTGTTATAGTGTTTGGTCTAGAAGTCATATCTTATTTCTCTCTTTCCTTTTTAATTGTTTGAAAATCGACCATAAGAATTCTTATAAGCTCATCCTCGTGAATTCTATAGGGAGCTTTTATACCAATTCCTGGCCTACAAGCGTGTATACGACCTTTTCTTATTGCGTATTGTATTGTTCTCGTACAAACCTTAAGCTTTTCCGCTACTTCTTTAACTGTATAAAATTCTCCTTTCATGCCACTAGCATATCATAACTTGCATTAACTTACCATGCTTTACATAGATTAAAATATTATGTTGACAAATGTTGTAGAAAAGCAGATGGTAAACTTAATATTTCAAAACAAAGGGTTTTTCAGATGGCGCCTTCAGCAAAAATCAATAAGTGTATAGGGGTAGGAGCAGCATTAATTTCAACATTCCCGGTCCCTTTCGAAGCAAGTCGAGCTCCTGTAAATGGAGTGGATGTAAATTTTCCTTTAGGGATGCAGTGGATCAATACCGCTGTAAGTCCTGCTGAAGTTTATACATTTGTAGATTCTGTTAATGGTATTTGGGATGTAGGCGGAAATGCAATCGCAAGTTTAGCTGGAACTGCTTCTCCCATCCCTGCTGAGAATTTTGGAATAGTAACCATAGCCTCGTTGTCTCAGTTACAAAACGGGACTGCACCTGCTGGTATGGTTGTTCCTTTAGCCAATGATGTGGCTACTGTTATTCAAGGGATTGTTGTTGGAGCTGTTCCTCCTGCAACAACTGCTCAAGCAGGTATAGTATTTCTTTCAACTGATGCTAATGCCGTTTCAGGAACATACCCAAATCCTAACACTGCTTTACAACCTAGTAATATTGCTGCTGTTTTTGCTGCTCCTCCAGCTGGAGGATTCGGTAGCACAACTCCAAGACCTGTTGCAGCTACAACACTTTCGACAACAGGTGCTGCAACAATTGGAACTACTTTGGGTGTAACTGGTCTTACAACTTTGGCGGCACATACTGCTGTAGGAACTGCTAGTATTAACGCTTCTGGTGCTGCTGCAACAACAATAGCTACAGGTGGAACTGGTACTTTGGCTTTAGGTAACGCCACTGGAAATACAGCAATTACAGGTGCTTTAACGATATCGACAACATTAGGTGTTACCGGAGCTTCAACATTAGCAGCTCTTTCTGCAACAACTGGTACATTTAGTTCGACATTAGGAGTAACAGGAGCTTCAACATTCACCTCTGGAACATTTAGCACAACTTTAGGTGTGACAGGACTTGCCTCATTAACAACACTTGCAGTTTCTTCTACATCAACATTTACAGGGCTAGCAACATTTAACGGTGGTGCAACAATAGGAAGTGGAACTTTAACAACAGGTGCTTTGACTGTCGTAGGAACAACTTTAATTAATAACTCTGGTTCTGCTGCTACAACTATTGGTGGTGCTAGTGCGGGAGCAATAGGTATCGTAGTTGGTTCAGGTGGAAATTTCACTATGAGTACTGCAACCGTTGGCGCAACAATGGCATTTGGCTCAGCTACTCAGACAGGAACTATGACCTTCGGCGCTTCTACAGCTGGACAAATTATCAATATATCGAGTGCTGCAACTATTGCTGGCGGTAATACTGTTAACGTTCTTGCTGGTGCAACTCCAGGAGCTAGCCAAACATTCAACTTAATGACAGGTGTTGGTACTGCCGGAACCTATCAAGTTAACATCCTTACCGGAAATTCAACAGGTACAACTCAAAGTATTTCTCTTGGTACAGGTAGTGCAAGAACAGATATCACTCTTGGAGGAACTGGTGCTAACGTTATTCAAATTGCAAATACACAAACAGCCGGTTCATTTGCTGTAGGTAATTTGATGACTACTGGAACTATATTGTTAGGTGGCTCTGCGATGACAGGTAGCATTACTTTAGGTTCTAGCACTGCTGCTGGGGGTCAAACGATTGCTATTGGTAATGCTGTCAACACAGGTACTCAAGTCATTAATATTGCAAACGGAGCCGCTGGCGCCGCTTCAACTGTATCGATCTTGAGTGGAAATGCTGCAGCAGGAACCCAAACTCTTAATTTAGGCGCAGGGACTGGTGGTAAGGTAATTCATATCGGGGATGATGCAACAGGTGCAAATAGTTTAGCAATAGCTGGAGATGCTTCCACAACTACAATTTTAGGTATTGTCAATATTGCTACTTCAGGAGCTCGTTTAGTAACCATTGGAACTGGTGGAACTGGAGCTGTACATATAGGTAATGCCACTGGAAACACTGCAGTAACAGGATCTTTGACCGCAAGTACTACTTTGACTGCAACTCTGGGAGCCATCACCGCAACAAATGGTAACCTAGTATTCGGTACTGCAGGGAATAAAATCATAAGTACTTCCGTAGCTTCAACAACAGCCGCAGGAGCAAACTCCTTCGGAACAGTAACTCTAGTTGGTGGTACAGCTACAGTTTCAACAACTGCGATTACAGCAAGCTCAATAGTATTTTTGACAAGACAAACAGTTGGTGCAACTGGTGCAAATCCAATGGGTATGCTCACTAGAGGAACAATTGTTGCTGGAACATCCTTTGTTATTAATTCCTGGACAACAGCAGATGCGACGACGCTATGCGCTACAGATGTGAGCAATGTTGGCTGGATGATTGTAAATTAAACTTTTAAATAATCCTAAGTTTTTCTATAAAAATAGAAAAAATAAGGAGGATAACATGCTAAGAAACCTAGCGGCTCTTGAGGTTAAAATTGAAAATAGGATGATACAACTAATCTGCGATAACGATTGCCCATTAGCATATGTAAAAGAAGCTTTATTTCAATACCAGAAATATGTTGGTCATATTGAAGATCAAGTGAAAGCTCAACAAGAAAAAGCAGACTGTGAAAAAGCTAATGAACAGTCTCCAACAGAAGAAAAAGTATGTCAGTAAATAATAGTCAATATGCCCTACCCGCTACAGAATTAATAGCAGCGGTCGGAGGAACTATAGGAACTCTTCTTCACAATCCCGTAATTCTTATTCTGGATAACCAAAGCACAACAGCAGCCGTTCTTTTCATTGATGGTGTCCAGTTTAAGACATTTACAGGTGGAGAAGCTCTTGTTTTAGATTTGAGAGCGGCTCAAGGACTAGCCGCAAACTATACTTTTCGAATAGGAGCGGTTTTTACAACAACAGGTGTAAATAATGGAAATTTTTCCATTTCATACACTTATGCAAAAAATGGTTAGAGGTGTAATTTGAGCCAAATTTATAAGCCCTTGACATCAGGTGGACCAATACCTCCAACTATTCCAACTAGTTTTGTTGAGCAAACAGGAACAGCGGTTCCAGCAGCAAATATTTTGATTATTGATGCTTTTGATTCAACTGAGAATAACAATAATGGAATCGTGACTAAAGGGGGAGTTGCAGCAGGTGATCCCCCAGGAACTGGAGTATCTAACGAAGTAAGTATTTATTTGACAAATAGGCTTCAGGGGGCTGCACCAACTGCAGGACATACTACAGCAGATTTAGTGACATTTAATTTAGGAGCGGTTCCTGGAGCATACAATTTTGAATTAAAGGTTATTGGTTTTAATGCATCAACTCCGGCAGCTAGTGGATTTACTGTTTTAGGAACAATGAGAACAAATGGAATTGCAGCAACTTTGGTTGCAATTCCGGATGAAACAGTAGTTGAAGATGTAGCAATGATTGATTGTGATGTAGATATGGTCGCTTCCGGAAATAATCTAATCATAAGAGTAACTGGAGTTTCTGGATTAATCATCGATTGGAACGTAGTAGCAACTTATGTATTTGTAAGCTAAGGAGTTTATGGGCGGTTTTGCAACATATGACAAAGGTGGTGGAGTTCCTGGAACCACTGTTTATGCCGATAATTTTGATTTCACAGGTGTAACTCGTACAAATACTGTTACCACAAATGGTCAATTACCTATTGGATCAACTGCACCTAACGCTGGCGGAAATAATATAAATATTGGACAGATTGTTTCCCCAGGAGGAACCATAACTGTTGGGTATTCTTCTCCTAATATTACTATAGACATAGCAGGGGGATCTGCAGCTATCGAAAGAGTTACTCTTCAAACGGGTTCTTCTCCTATTACTCCTACCGGTGGAACTATAATTTTTAATGGAGCTGTCGTTGCAGCTGGAACAAATCCCGTAAGAACTGATGGAACTGGCCTTCATACAATGACCCTTGAAGTGCAAAAAAGTCAAGCCCTTGCTTCTGCTGATGCCACAAAGATAGGTTTATCTAATTTCAATTCAGCACAGTTTACGGTCGATGCAAACGGTTTTGTGTCTACTAGCGGTACAGGGATAGGAAACACAATAACTGGAGACTCTGGAGGAGCTTTAAGCCCTACAGCAGGAAATTGGAATATTTTGGGTAGATCTGGATCTAAAACATCTGGATCAGGCTCTACTTTAACAATTAAAAGCCCTCCATTTTCACAAGTAGGATCAAGTTCAACAAGTGTTTTGAATAGTGGTGAATTTGTAACGGCTGCAGTAACCAGGACTTTACCTGCTACAGCCGGAGTAACAGATGGAGATCTTGTAATATACTATTGCACTACAGCCGGCGCTCTTGTCGTTACTGGAAATACAGGCCAAACAATACGTATAGGATCTGCCGTAAGTTCATCTGCTGGAACAGCCACCAGTAATGCTATTGGAGATTCGTTGACTCTTAGATTCGATGCTACAGCAGTATCTTGGAGAGCTACAGCCGTTGTAGGTAACTGGACTCTTGCGTAAAAATTAGGAGAATAAAAAATGCCAGCAGGAAATGCAGTCAATGCTACATCAACAGGCATACAAACGTTCACGGGTACTGCTTTTACTGGATCTACTGTTACCCAACATGGGGTATTAGTTGGAGGGGCTGCTAATGCAGTTGCTTCAACATCTGTAGGATCCACAGGACAAGTTTTACAGGCAAATACTGGAGCAGATCCTACTTATTCCACAGCTACTTTTCCTTCAACTGCTGCTGGCACTGGCACGATTCTTAGGGCCGACGGCACCAATTGGGTTGCTACTACTGCCACATATCCAGCCACTACAACTATTAATCAAGTTCTTTATTCATCTTCAAATAACGTTGTCGGAGGGATTACAGCTGCTAATAATGGAACAATGATTTCTGGAACAACAGGAATTCCTTCTTGGCTTGCAAATGGCACAACAGGACAAATTCTTACCGCCACTACTGGATCACCACCTTCATGGGTAGCTCCTGCAACTTCAGGAACTGTAACTAGTGTCTCAGGTACAGCTAATCAAGTAGCAGTTGCAAATGGAACAACAACTCCAGTTATATCGCTTATTGGTCCTTACACGCCTGCAACGTACACAGCACATGGAGTATTAGTTGGTGAGGGCACAAGTTCTATAGTTGCTTTAGCTGCTGGGAGTGCAGGACAAGTTTTACAAAGCGGTGGCGCTTCTGCTGATCCTGTTTACTCTACAGCAACTTTTCCTTCAACTGCTACTGGAACAGGTACTATACTTAGAGCAGATGGCACAAACTGGGTAGCGACAACATCTACTTATCCAAATACTAATGCTGTTAGCACATTGCTATACGCATCATCTGCTAATGTTATGGCTGCTTTAGCTACAGCTAACAGTGGAGTTCTAACAACAAGTTCATCAGGCGTCCCATCAATTGATACGACAAATTTTAGTGTATTGACTACTGGTGTTCAGATGAAGGGGAACAACACTAATACAGCTCCTCCAGCTGGATTCATTGGTCAAACAATATCATCTGCTGCAACAAGTGTCGCAACTACTTCGGGAGCTGCAAAAACCATAGCTAGTATTACCTTAACTGCAGGAATTTGGGATGTAACAGCCATAGCAACTTCATTGCCAACAGGGGGGACATTGGTAATGCAGCAGCAAGTAGTAAGTATTTCTACCACAGACAATACGGTTGAAGGAAATTTTGGAGATCAAAAAGTTATCATAAATCAACTTTCATTAGGAGCTGCATCTGGATGTGTTCCATCATTTAGAGTTACTTTATCTGGAAGCACAACTTATTATTGTGTCGTGAATAATACTTATTCATCAACAACTTGTCCCACCAATGCAAGAATTTCAGGCACACGAGTAGGATAAAAAAAGGAAAAGTAATCAATGGTATTAAATAACGCAGTAAACGCACAGACACAAGGCTTTCAATCCCTAAACACTTCAACAGGGGTGTGGAATGGAAGAACTTTAACCCCAGGTACAGGAATAAGTATTACCAATCAAGATGGAACTGGTGGGAATCCAACCATATCAGCTACAAGTTCTCCTCCCGATACAGCTTTTGGCACCTATACCTTAGTTGAAGATTTTGGCTGCTTAGATTCAACACAAATGGGAGACACTAACTGGTTAATTAATAATACAGATATTTTTATAAGTGGAGAAGCTAACCATCCAGGAATTATTAGATTATCAAATTCTACTGGAGGAAATACAGTAACAAAAAATGGGGCTTCTACGTCTATTCTGCGTCTGGGATCCGGACAAGTGACGGTAGAAATGATAGTTAGAGTTTCTACTTTAGGAACCGGAAATATATGGATTGGATTAGCAGATAATGCAGTTAGTTCTGTTGCTGAACCTGTTAATGGAGTGTATTTCAATTATGCTAGCGGAACGAATTCTGGGAAATGGGTTGGTAAAACATCTTCCGCATCTTCTAGAAGTTCTGCTAATTCAAATAACACTGTGGTGTTGAATCAATGGGATAGACTAAAAATAGTCGTAAATTCAGCAGGAACAAGCGTTAGTTTTTTTGTAAATGGGACCGAAATAACCAATAGCCCTCTATCTACCAATATACCTTCTGCTGCTATTGGTCTTACCTTTGTAACACAGAACTTGAACACAAAAGTTGATGTAGATATAGTTACTCTGCAATATGTTTTAGCAGTTTCCAGATAGTTGTTAACCACCTATCCCACATTTCTTATCGCAAATCAATTTATATTGTACAAATAACAGTCCATCTATATATCCTTGCCAATAAAACTTTTCTTCTTCTTTTGCGGTTCTCAAGAAGAATTCGGAATGTAATTTTTCACCCTGAATGAAATCATAGAGAGGCAATCCAAATAGGGGTTCATACTTTATATAGAAGTCAGCAATATCATTGCAGAAAATGTGTAGATGGATACATAATAGTATCGTAAAAATGGTTTTCATAGGGTTATAAATCGAGTCTCAAGGAACCAATTAAAGGAGTATTGACCTTTTTAAACATTCAAAAATTCCTTAAGACTCGAAAAGTTATTTCTTTTTTTTCTTCACAATTTTAAGCTTTTCAAGTTTTTTGTCATGCTTTTTATCCATTTTGAGAAGCTCTTTGGTTTCCTTAACCGCAGCTTTCTCTTTGGAAATTACTTTTTTTATTTTCTTGTCCATTTCTGGCTCCTGTGTGGGTTCAATTGGTTCTTTCGTTCTCCTATCGACAACATAAGTCATAGCTATGATAAATATCATTAGCAGCATAGGAAGTACTATATAAATAATTTCTCTCATTTTTTCTTCTTAGGTACCTTTGCTCCTGCTTTTCTAGCTTCAGATAAAGCAATTGCTATGCCTTGTTTAGGATTGGTAACCACAGGTCCTTTTTTTGACCCGCTGTGCAGCTTGTGTTCTTTGAACTCATGCATTACTTTTTTTACTTTCTTTTTCGCTTTAGGTGACTCTTTCATACATATTCCTTTAGTTTTGTTAATGGGATAGTTATGTCAGGAGAAACATTTGGAGAAGCATCCTGATTTTCGTCGACAACATCTTCAGCCTTTCCATTCGTGGAAATGTTCTGAAAAGAAATTGTACAACTCAAGAAAATAGTAGAAAAAATAGCTATCAATAAAGCGGAAATGAGAGCAGAAACAATAATATATTTTTGAATTTTTTCCTCCTCATCCATCGATGAGTTCCTCATATTCTTTTTTATGCTTCCTATAATTTTGAACTCTCAGCCAAAAATCAGGAAATTGATTTATGATTTTGTTCAAGCTAGGAGAATGCTTTTCAGCAAATAGGCTCAAAATAAAAGCTGTTTCCAATTTTATTTCGTTGAATACTTCGTCAGGCAAACCCTTTTCCGAAGATTCAATCCATTCTGCAACTAGAAAAAGATCACTAGATATGTCTAAGATCTCTTTCACATTTACAGCATCTAATATTTTCATTGCTTCTTTTTGCAAATTTTCTATTTCTGACATATAAATATTTTTTTACTTTGTTTGTATATATTTTGTCGACTAGAACCTTTTTCCCATCCTGGAATAAGTCCAGAAAGCTGCTTGTTATTGCGTGAAAACCACTTTTTATCTATTATAATTAATTTTTCGTCAGGGAAATATTTAGCAAATCTTTTGTGTTTTGTTATACTTTTTGCATCGTAATATCCCTTAACCTCATGCCAAACCCAAGTCCCATCTAAGTCAAACACCTGAAAATCTGGCTTGTAGCTTACGCATCCGCGTTTTATTCCATCGAACCAGAATGTTTTCGGCTCATGTTCCCAGTCTAAGATCTTTTTGTGTTGTTTTAGAAATTCAAGATATCGGGCATAATTGGCCTCCCAACAGCTTCGAAAGAAGCATTTCTTTCCGCCTATTTCACGCCAGTCTTGAGAAGTCATTTCTTCCTCAACTTCTCTAATTGACGTTCTTTGTATTCAGCTACTTTGTCGGGATTTCTTTTCTGCCATCTCTTTACGATTAGTATATGGCATTCTTTACATGGGGAAGATTTTCCCTTGTAGAAGTATTTTATATGCCTTTCTCTTTTACATTGGCAGCAAAAATTGTGGTCGTGTTTTATGTTTTCTTGCATCCATGTGAGTTTAAGGAAAAGTAAAAAAAGGTCAATATTTACTTTTTTTCTCTATTCCTTTCCTCAAT